GAGAAAAATTAAGAAGAAAAATCAATCTGGTTGGTGGGAAACGCTCGAACTTCTTGGGCGTACTACTTGGTGTCGTGATGTTGAAGCAAGAAAGGTTCTTCAGCCGACTAATATAGAAACTTGCGATCAAGGCGGTCTCAATGCTTCTGGCTTCAATGGTTCTCTTTCAAATGTTCTGATTGTTGATCCATCAGATATCTATAAGCCAACCTTTGGAGCGAATGCCAAGGATATTCTTGGATTCAGTTCTGCTGTGATTGACACGCCCAATGTTGGATTTGGAACAAATCTCCCAAGAGAGTTTCAGTCTAACACAGCCCCAAATCTTGAAAGTTCTCAAGCAATGTTTGTAAGATTAGATGGAATGAATCAAAGAGTTCTCAATGCTCTCACAGGAAATCGATCGCAGATCATCGGTCATTTACCAAGGTTTGATTCTGGACAGAGTACGGGACGGCTATATTTCGAACCAAAGAATTTTGTTTGGATCGACATGGATAATCCCAGCGAGATATCAGTATCCGATTTCAATGTTTCATTCTGTTATTCAAACGAACAATTTGCCACTATCTTGACGGGTCAATCAATTGTCGTTTTATACTTCAGGAAAAAGCCAAAGGAATTAATGGATTAAATGTTTAATTTTTATTCTTTGTTTTTTAATATTTTTTAGTTTTTTTTTATAATTTATAGAAATAATTTCTCTATATTATTATAAAATGAGTAATAAAAACGCCCCAAAGGTTCAATTCAATTTTGTCGAAGAGCAAGGGGAAGATTCAATACCAGATCATCTCGGCGGTGATGCCAGTTCTGATGAAGACTTTGGGAGTTATGAAGAAGAGATATCAATGCCGACAGTTGTTGAGAAGCCCAAACCGTCAAGCGACGATATATTCGAAGCAAAGAAACAGATTGCTAAGGTAGTGGATGAAGTGAATGAAGTCGATGAAGTCGAAGAAGTCGCTGAAGTCGCTCCAGTGCAAGAAAGCACGGCGAAGAAGGAAAAGCCAAAGAAAGAGAAGAAGCCACGTAAGCCCATGACTGAAGAACACAAAGCCAAGTTGGCTTTAGCAAGAGAGAAGGCAATGGCTGTGAGAAAAGCAAAGGCTTTAGAAAAGAAGCAAATGAAAGAGATTGAGAAGGAAACTAATAATTTAAGAAAAAAGAAGAAAATGAAAGAGTTTGAACAATTGAAGACTGAAGTGAATGAAGATATTCCGCCACAGCAAAAGACTGTCGTTAATAATACCGGTTCTACTTTTACAAAAAAGGATCTGGAAGAAGCCCAACTTGAAGCCATAAGGAAATATGAGATCTTGAGAAAGGCAAGGAAGGAAGAGAAGAAGAAGCAACAAGCGATCGACAATCAAAAGAAAGAGATAATGAATAAGATCAATCCACCACCCAGAAGATATCGAGACGGAACTAATCGATGGGATATGTGTTATTAAAATCTTTTCAATAATATAATGAAACTAAAATGCTGTGGATATTATTTGATCGTATGGTTTTTCAAATCAAAAAGGACAAGGAAAAGAAAGAAAAAACGTAAGCATGTCAATCATTGACCCATGTCAATATTGACCCACTAAATTAAGATTAAGTTTAAAAACAATAATTATTATATTGATAAAGAATATAATGAAAAAGCATTGTTTAGTTTTTGGCAATGGAAGATCAATCAAAGGTTTTGATTTTCGATCAATTGATAAAAATAAGTATCAGTGGATTGGTTGCTGTTTAGCCTTTCGGCATTGGGATCAGATCGATTGCTATCCAGATATCTATGTCAATGTTGATAAGGTTGTATGCAAGAATCCTGAAGTCATTGAGTTTGTAAAGCAAAAGAAATGTAAGGTATATTTATTAAGCAAAGCGATTCTTGAGAAGGTTGATTTATCACATAGAGATGATATTATTTATATCGAAGAAATAATGATGGATTGCCTTTCGATTTTCAAGTATGCCAGAAATTACTGTTCCGGATCTGCTGCTGTTCTCTTGGGTCTTGATCTCTTTGAAACAATTGAGATTGCTGGATTCGATTGCGATTACGTTGAGATCTTACCGGAATGCGAAGAACTTCAAGACGGTACATTAAGAATTAAAACAACACCAGTCGATAACCCAAACTATTTTTTCGATGATTATCAAAGGAAAGGAGATATCTATAATGTACCAAATGGAAAAAGAGTTCATCTGAGATCATGGGAAGAATTAAGTGAAATCAATCGTCATTTAAGTTTCATGTATCCAGATCGACGAACAACAATTACAAATTATAATGATAAGAAATCTATCTCTCAATATATCAAAACAAAATCCTTAAAATATTTACCATGTCAATCATTGACCCATGTCAATAATGACCCATCCAAAAAACAGACTATTGCTTTTTGTGTGCCAACAACTTCAAATATGATGAATTGGGGATCGCTCGAAGAAACTCATTTATATACAATCTTATTGCCTTCGATTTATAATCTAACATCTGATTTTAATATTGAACTTTATCTCGGTTATGATCATGATGATAATCTATTTTCAAAAATTGATTTGCCAAAGAGTTATAAAGATATCCAAATGAATTGGATTCCATTTGAAGGCTGTAAGGGAAACCCATGCAAGATCTGGACTGATCTATCGAAGCGAGCAATCGACGACGGCATTGAATATCTTCAAATCGGTGGCGATGATATTATGTACGACGGACGAAAGGAATGGCTTGGCAAGTTTATTAAACTTCTCAAGAAGAATAACAATATCGGATACTCTGCTGGATATTCAAATAATGATCGAATCCCAACTCAATTCTTATTACACAAAAAACACTTTGAATGTTTCGGCTGGATTTATCCGCCACAAATACATAACTGGTTCTGCGACGATTTCCTTTTTGGATTATATAAAGGAAAGGGTAATTGGTGTAAAGAATACCATCATTCGAACATGGGCGGTGAGCCAAGATATAAGCCAAAGAATGATATGAAACTTTGCGAATTGTTAATCAAAAGACATCGCAAGAAATTATCAAGTTTGAATTAAATAAATAAAATATTATATATATAAATGAACAGTACATTGGCGGGACATTCCGTAAAAAAAAGAGATAAGGCTAATGATATATTTATTACACCAATCGAACTCGCAAAAAAACACATTGATTTAATAGAATATCAAGACAGTGATATTTGGTATGACCCCTTTAAGAACTCGGGGAATTATTATAATCAATACCCCAACGATCATAAAGTTTGGTCAGAAATATTGGAAGGAGAAGATTTCTTTGATTTTGATATGGGGGTTGATATTATTTGTAGCAACCCACCTTATTCTATGATGGATAAAGTTATTAAAAAAAGTATAGAATTAAAACCGCATACAATATCATATTTAATTGGGCAAAATAATTTAACAGCAAAAAGAATTGAAACATTCAACAAGGCTGGGTATGGATTATATAAGTGTGTCATGTTGAAAGTGTGGGATTGGTTTGGTCTATCTTATATTGTTTATTTTAAAAAGGGTTCAGATAACGTCATTGATATAGATAGAACCATTTATTATACTAAAAAAGATTAAACAAATAAAATATTACTTATTATAAATGTTGAATGTTTTAGAATTATTCTCCGGAACTAAATCAGTTGGCAAGGTATGTGATCAATTGGGTTATAACTCTGTTTCCGTGGATCTATTACTTCCAGCGGATCATCAGATCGATATCATGGATTTCGATTATAAACAATATCCCAAAGATACTTTTGATATTATCTGGGCTTCACCCCCTTGTACTAATTATACACCTTTAAAAGATTGTAATTTGGGGAGAAAGGTTCGGGGTCAAATATATACAAAAGAAATAAGAGAAAAAGAAATGGAAGAAGACGATCAATTAGTTTTAAAAACTCTCGAGATAATTGATTATTTCGATTGTTATTATTGGTTCATCGAAAACCCAGCAAGTTCAAGAATGAAAGACAGAGATTTTATGAAAGATAAACCGAATTATGTTGTTGATTATTGCATGTACTCAGATTGGGGATATCAAAAGCGAACTCGTATTTTTACTAATAAAAAAGATTGGGATAATAAACTATGCGACAAACAATGCGGAAATATGAAAGACGGCAGACATGTTTTAACTTGTGATAAAGGATATGATAAAAGACTAAATAAAAACTTGAATAAAGGAGTTCAATCTCGACTTGATCGATACAGAATACCAGAAGAACTTATTTTAAGTTTATTTTTAGATTAAAAAATATATTCTTTATCAATATAAATCATGCCAAAGAAATGCCCAAAAGGTCATAAGGTTTGCCGATGTGATCAGAAGAAGAAGAAAGCATTGCCAAAAGTTTTGAAAGTTAAAGATGAAGACCCAAATGAGAAGTTTGATGATATTCACGAACACCTTCCACAAATGCCAAGCCTTTGCTTAATCATTGGAAGCGTAAGGAGTGGCAAGTCAAATCTATTAGTCAATTTTTTCTGTAATGAAGATTTCTATAAAGATAAGTTTGATATCGTGAAGTTTATTTCATCGACCCTTCATACAGATAACAAGGGAAAGATATTATCGAAACATTTTGATTGTGAAGATCATTATGAAGACAGTATGATCGAAGGGATTAAACAATCTCAAGGATCATATGAGAAAGAAGATCGACCAACTTTTGCATTGGTTATGGACGATATTTTGACAAAAGATTTTAAGAAGTCGAATCAAGTTTCATTCTTTTCAACGAGATTCCGTCATTACATTGATTTTTATATTATAGCAGTACAGTCATTCCGTGCTGTATCTGGAATGATTCGAAACAACGCCACGGACGTGATTATTCACAAACAGCAAAATACAAAAGAACTTCAAAAGATCGCAGAAGAGTATGGAGATATGGTTGGCGGTCAAGATAACTTTATGAAACTTTATGAAGAAGCGATGAAAGATAGATATTCATTTTTATATTTGAAACTTAGCGAAAATCCAGCCCATGCTTATATTCGATTTGAGAAGCAGATCTATCCAACAAGAGAAAGCGATGAAGCAGAAGAATTAGAATTAGACTAATTTTATTTTTTTTGATATTATTTT